GCCGCGGCGACCCGACTCATACTTCTGCGTTACGGCGCCGAGCTCTGAGAGCTCGTCATCGTCAGTGCCGGCATCAGGAGTGACCTTGTTGTCATCAGTATTACTGTCAGTGTGGCCGACTAACTTTTTGTATAGATCTGCGCCGGCGGAAGTGGTTAGAACCAATGCTGCTACTTTAGCAGCCCGTCCAGGCAGCAAAGTCAGAAGTCTTACGAGAGAAACGAATGCGATCTGTCCGAGCCTGACGAGGATTTTTCCGATGATACCGAGCAGTTTGGTGGTAGTCATCGTCTTGATCACCTTCACTATGCGCCCAACAAATAATACCATTCCTTTGAGAGTCGCGTATGCTTTTTTCAATACATCTACTACGCGGTCAAGAATCCCCATGAATCCATCATTTGCCTTAGCGCCATCATCACGGTTGGCTCGCGTTGGCTCCGGTGACAGACGTTCGGCTGCATCCTCTACACTACGCCGAACTGCACGCTCACTCAGCATATCTTGTTTGTCGAGCTGCAATAGTATCAAATCATATAGCTTCCGAACGTCGCGTACGAACTTTGCGAACACTGACTCTGTTAGTACCCTACCATCAGTTCTAACTGCAGTCGACGCCACGCGCAGGCGCGACCGCGCCGTCTCGACTTGGTCTACGTGACGCTCACCTCCTACTAATGGCAGCGGCATCCTGCTTTTCCTTAACCTTACGAAGATGATCAGTTAACAGCTTAACGTAAATTTCCCTCTCCCACGGTATCATGTCCTCTATCTCTGTCAGACTGTATTTGTGATGTTGCATTAGCGCGAAGTTGAGGACGTAATAATTAGTCAGTGTGTTGTGGTAGAGGGCCATCAAAAAAAATCGGTTATACCCTCCAGAGTCACCGAATCGTTATGACCACATCCCTTGCATGCGTACTCTACACGATGCTTCAACTTCGGCATAGTCTCGAAGAACTGAACGATAGCAGCAAATTGCTTTCGACCCATGGATTCGATGAACCTTCTGGCATCGGCGATGTCGTCGGGTGTGAACACTCCATCACCGTCAATTTCGTATACCGACACGATACACTTTGCTATGAAATCGATCTCGAGTTTCTCACGATCGATTTCGCGCATCTGTACGACGTCACGAAGTGTTGGATACCTCATCAATACACCGTACTTTTCGTCGAGTACCACCTTATTCGTGTGACCATCGCCGCAATTCACAGCAACAGTCTCGAGGTCGATCTCAACTGGCGTGATGGCCTTGCACTCAACTCCAGCGTTGTTGACGCCGTCCGAGTGCTTGTACTGCAGCGTGATCTTTTCGCCAACCGACTTCGCACGAATGTGTAGGAAGAGGTATTCTACATCGAAGAACGGAAGTTCGCTAACGACGATGTCGGATTCTCCGGTACACGTCTTGACTACCGAATCCATCGCCTGCATCATCGACAATGGGTCCTTCGATTCCATCGCGATGAGGAGTATCTTTTCCTCCCTGACGGTGAACGGTCTGAAGCGCACCCATCGGGAGTTCGACGGAAGTCTGACTTCAAACGTTGGATGCTTAAGGCTTGGAACCGACATCGTGTGCTACCTCGCTCCGAATATTCCAGTCAACCCAGAGGTGACATTATTGCGCGCACCGGCCCCGGCTGAATTGAGCGCGGCAGAAACTCCACCTTTCACTCCCTGATTCCGGAACAGTGACAGTATGGGAGTAAATTTATTCAGTGTGTTGACGCCGTCGCGCAGAAACTTCTCGAATCCGTATGCGGACGCCGACTGCGACGCGTCGTGCTCTTCCTCCACGTGATGAAACTGCATCTCAACATTGAGATGCGCTATGTCGGTGGAGTTCCAGTTCAACTGAACTTCTTGTATAGTCTGTGGATACGCCTCAATGAGACGGGCGCGATATGACGGTCTTATTGGTCGGGAACGCTCACCCCCCAGACCGAGATTGATTCCGAACGGCGATGTAAGCTGAGATGGGTCAAAGCCAACCGCCTGCGCTGTGCCGATAAGGGTATCTAGGAACGATTTTTGAGATGCTGCGGCACCCTGCAGTGACGGTGACTCTGGAAATTGCAGTATTTCTACGGTACCCACCACCTCATTGTAGTAGCTCGCATCGAACGGCGCCGTGGCATGCGCTTGGTAGTTTGCGTTTCTTACTGACGTATGCCCACCACCTGATAGCGCCATGTCCTGCCACGACATCAGAATCTCGCGCTCGAACATGTTCTCCGACAGCAGCACCTGCAGCTGCATCGTCGAGTACATCGCTGCATACGGAATGCGTCGTACTGGACCATGAAAGCGTTGGTCGACAGTCATCAACGATCGCGATGGAAGACTCGCCTGGTCTATACGTAGTGCCATAACCGACGCAGTGCCGCCAACCCACAATTGTCTACCTAGGCGCGGCGTTAGTAACGCTGGTAGGTGTATGATACACGCGAACGTACACGGACGCGCTACACCACGCTTATTGATGTCAGCAGTGAACTTATTGAGTCGCACATCAAACGATTCCTTCATCATCGGCTTGCCTCCGCAATCGAGTCGCGATAGACCACAGTTTCCGAGGCCTTCTGAAATCTCTGTAGTGGAAGAAAGAGCGCGACTTTCCACTCATTCGCATGAACGTGAAAGAATTTACTGCGCACGTGCGCGAATAGGTATTCCTTGATGCATGGGCGGTAGAGCCTCATACCAGACATCTTCTGTAGAATATTATACGTCATGAGCAGTCGAGTCTTCTCGTTCATATTATCATCTGACGCGAAGGACATTAAGGCGTTCATCAGACGCGCTCGAGCACGCTGTGGTAAATAGTGAAGATTGATACCATGAAAGCCGGTTCCTGAAAGTGGTGCATTCCTAGTCTTAGACGCTGAGAATGGGAACACTAGTGGGTACCTGTCATAGTACGGCAGTTCGTGCTTCAATTTAGGATCGTACCTAAAGAGGTACATGTGACCGAGCGATGGTAGTAGTACGAGTCGGCTGGGTTCGATCCTAAGTAACTTCGATGGGTCAATCGCAGTCTCACTCATAGCTCGCTTAAACCATGCGACGGCGCGATCCTTAGTCTTTTCCGTCCGATCGTCGGATAGAATGCGTTCGAAGTCTTCCGCCATCACCCCACACCCAGCGACTTCTCAGTGAGAACCGCAAAAGTCCAGCCGCGTTCACTACAATACCTTCGCGCAGCTTCCCATTTACTATTATTTATCTGCCACGCAACGGCCTCCGAGATGTATTTTCGTCGAGACTTTTTGTCGCAGTGCTTGGGTGGTGCGGCCTGCGATGCCGGCTTGACTTCTATCATAGTAATCTTAATGGTGTCGTCGCGAGTTCTATTCTTCACCAGAAAATCAGGAAAATATCTATGCACCCTGTTATCGAGTGGATTGACGTAGGGAACCACCACTTCCTCGCTAGCCCACGTCAATACATTCGGATCTGCATCGAATTTTCGCATAACGCGCAGCTCCCACAGCGACCTGTAGACTATGCGAGTCGGATTACCAGCATACTTCTCCGGATTACGCGGAATGAATCTACCTTTGTACGACACCTACTATCTATCCTATAAATAGTGCGCATCGGGGAGGTTCACAAGGAAAATGTCTTCTGGATTTCACGTCCCAGGTCTCAGTCCAGGAACAGACGGATACCATAGGGCTACACGCTCCACCGGGGCGTACGAGACCCTTGGGCCACTGCAAGCCCTCTATACCGCCGATACCGGTTCGGGGCTCAGCGACGAGACTGGAAGCAACAGACTCTCAGTGTTCTATCCGACAGAAGGACTCGCTAAGATAGATCACTGGGTAACGTTCAGAGCCTTCAAGTTTCAGTCGATCAGCCCAATGTTCGACGATAAGTCGAATACCTCAGCCATAAAAAAACCACTGTCATTCATCACGCTACCACTACCGCCACAGCTATCTACTGGTTACCAAGCAAACTACGAGGGACAATCTCTAGAGTACACGGGGGTTATCCTCGCCCAGGGTGCTGGAAAATTGTCGTCGATGATTAGGGAGCGCCTGAA